TACAATTAAGTTATTGTTTGAGCAAAACTCAGGTGGATCGTTCGACAACACTGACGGCAATGCGGCATTGCTCGCAGCTAATCACCTTGGATCAACTGACCTTGAGATAGACAGATCAGCTAACGGACGTGGAATCCTACTTAGAAGACCAGATGGTACCCTAAGGGAAATAAGTATCAACAACGACGATGAAATAGAAATTTACTCGGTGGAATAATGGCTAGAGAATTAGTAAGAAAAATTACAGACGAGCGCAAGAACTACATTATCAATGGCGATATGAATATCGCTCAGCGTGGAACTTCGTTTGCTGCCATTGCTAGTGGAAACTACAGTCTTGATAGATATGTTTACACTAAAAACAACTCAGCGGTGCACACTATATCACAAGACACAGATGTTCCAACTTTTGCAGAATCTGGATATTTATTTCAAAATAGCCTAAGATTGAATTTGACAACACCAGATGATACGGTAGATGTAGGTGACGTAAATTACATTGAGCAGAGAATTGAAGGTTATAACTTTGTTAATCTAGCTCAAAAAGAGATAACGCTATCGTTTTGGGTAAAGGCCACACTTACCGGTACGTATGCTATTGCATTTCGTAATTCAGGGTTTGATAAGTCGTATGTGGCAGAATACACCATTGATTCATCGGACACTTGGGAAAAGAAAATTATCACAATAATCCCATCTCCTGCTGACGGCACTTGGAATTATGCTAATGGCACAGGGTTAAGAGTTAGTTTTATATTAGTGTCCGGATCTACAAACAATACTACCCCCGGATCTTGGCAAACCGGAAACTTTACAGGCACCTCTAATATAGTAAATGGCGTGCAGACTGGTGCAACAGACTTTAGAATCACTGGAATCATGTTAAACGAAGGTGAATCAGCCGGACAGTTTAAGTTATTTGGTGAAGATATTCAGGGAGAAATTGAAGCATGCCAGAGATATTATGAGAAGAGCTATAACGTAGACGTGACCCCTGGAACTGTAACTGCTGCTGGTCGATGGGTTATGCAAAAAGGAACTACTTCTCAAGGACATGAGCAAACCGAAAGTTTTAAATCAACTAAGAGAGCCCTTCCGACTGTGATTTGGTATTCTACCTTTACAGGGGCATTAAATACTATAAGAAATGGTACAACAGGAGCAGATGTTGCGGTGTCTAGCTCTAATGGTATTGGAGACAGGAGTCCAGGCCAACCTAGCACCGGCGCTAACACAAATGACGGTAATCAGTTGTCGGCACAATGGACAGCTAACGCGGAGCTATAAGGATAATGTATGAATAAGACAGCAGCAAAAAGAGATAGCGACGGACACATCATAGTCATACAGACCAATGGTGATGTTCAGGCTATACTAGACCAGATGCCGGACGGTCCTTATACTGTTGTCGGTGACGCCTCGGAACTTAACCTTAACCGTAAGTACCGGGACTGCTGGAGAGACGACGGTGGGGGTAACGTAGCCGTAGATATGACTCTGGCTCGCACCATGAAGATGAACGAGACCCGAGCTGAGCGAGACGCCATGTTAGAAAAGTCAGATAAAGTGTACATCGAGGAACTTACAAAGGGACTCGATACCACAGATGTAGAAGCGGACAAGACGGCACTCAGAGATATGACGGTTACTGCCCAGACGGCAGTCGATGCGATTGATGATCCTGATGAGCTAGAGACTTACGACGCCTTTGCGGGGTTAAGTCTTAACAAGGAATATGAGTAAGTTATTGCGGAGTAAAATAGGATAATGGGACAGAAGCTAGTAGACGACAAGATAGGTCAGTTAAGCGAGTCGGGTGGCACGATCACCCTAGCGCCTAGTATTCTAAGCATCGGTGGTCAGCAGTATGCGACGGATGAGCTTAATCGAATTATTACAGATGATATTCCATCTCCAGTTATTGCGCAGAGATATCAGATATTTGTAGTCATCGCTGATGGAACTCCTGCTATAAGAATATCTGCAAATGAAAATTCAGTTGGGCCTGCAGGATTTGCTGGGTGGAAGTTAGTTGGAAGTTATTACAGTGATTTAAATGGAGAAGTTGGAGGATTTGTAAGCATCGAAGGTATTCCTGTAATGGAGCCCACTTGTGAAGTTGGGACATTAAATATAAGTGCAAACAGTACTCCACCAGTTAAAGGCACGATAAACGATGATAGAAATTTACTAGGTAGACGCGGAAATAAAATGCGCATAAAGCAGCACTACAATCAGATCAACGATGCGGGAGCAAATGCTGGTTTAGGTAATTATTTTTTAGCCATACCAGGAAGTGCATTATATTCTATAGATGAACAGCTACAACCGTTTGACCCCTCTGCATTCATTGGCGCCAATGGTACGTGGAATAATCAGTTTACTCAATACGCAGGATTTGGTGGTGACTTAAACAGCGGCAGTTCAAATAATCACTGGGTTACTATACCGTTTGACTCGACGAGAATGAGATTTTGGGGCTGGAACATGTACGATGTAGGAGCATCATCTAAGGGTGGATGGGGGAGTAACTTTTTTTATTTAACGTTAAATAGTGGCGCTCTTCAGTTTAATTTTGAGTACGAAGTTCTAATAGTCGGGTGGACAGATACGCCAATTAAGGATCTATAACGAATGGCACTAGTAGGTAAGAACAGCAAATCAATCCGAAAGAAGGACCTGGAGAACCAGAACAGCATAGGTGTTGGGTTCAAGGTCACTCGTTTCTGGCACGAAGCAGTAGCCGGAGAGTCGGGTATTAACTTGCTGGCACTAACCTTACCTCAAGAGATCGCCAACAAAGGACTTTCAAACCCTAGCAAGCACGAGCTCTCAAACGCTAACATCAAGTTCTTCCGCAACAACCTGAAGATCATCAGTTCAGCTAAGGGTGAACTCATGCAGGGACTATCATTCGAGGTAGCTACTTCAACTAGAATTAACTTCATCGGCTTCGAGTCCGAAGAGAACGAGATCTTTGAAGTAACGCTAAACAAGAATGCACAGACCAACATTAACGTAGTAGACGGTCGTCAGGTCATCGCTTCTGGTATCCTTCCAGCCGGTGAGACCGACATCAACGTGGGATCAGCGTTCGAGATCAACAAGAACCCGAACAGCAACATCGGTGCAGTTACATTACACTTAGATCGAGCACTACAACTTAGAAACAGCAACAACTCCGATACAACTCTAGATAAGGACTATCACGAGGTTGATCCTGGTGGTGGTGCTGGTATCATAATCAGGGTGAACACACCGGATCTAAGCAATGACCGCGAGTACGTGGTGATGAGCTTAGGCGTGGTAGCTGAGAAGCCAAACGAGTCGCAGCTACAAGAACTAGAGAGACTGCAGGGTCAGATCGATGCCATGGTGCCTACACTTGCGGCTTTAGCAGGAGTACCAGAGAGTGACTTCCAGAGTGCAGGGGCCAACAATATAGATCTGAAGGCTTTCGGCAATCAGGTCGTACAGAATAAGAATAACATTGAAACATTAAGTGAAGATGGTAGTCCAGGAACTCCACTACTTGCAACAGCAACTATTGCTGGCGCACAGAAGCTAAACAAAATACAGACTAAAATAATGTCAGGTGATCACACCACCGATGTTGCTATTCCTGAATTAACTTTTAACAATCTTATTGTAGGTAAATGGTATGAAATTCGTGCGCAATTTGCTATAGAAGCCACGGCAAGTGAATCAGCGATAGGTATAGTGGCACAAGATGGAGCAGAGCAAGTAGGTAAAGCATTTCAACATATAAGACAGGGGTCTGGTACTCTGGATGAGGCTGAAATTAATCTAGTTATCGCCACAGTATTTAAGGCAACCACTGACACATTAGAATTTATAGCATCAAATGTCACTGGCGATAGAATTGTTGGAACGGGAACAAGAAATCATACTTTTGCACAATTAGAAGAAAGAAATGATTTAATAGAAACAAGTGACTTTACATAATGGTGAATAAGTAATGAGTTTAACCCCTAGAATTGATTTTATCCAAGCCAATGCCGTACGAAACGTGATCATCAACGGTAACTTCGACCTATGGCAGCGGGGTGCTGGCACTGTCTTAATGACATCAAACGATCAATTGTTCTTAGCGGATCGCTGGAGAACTAGAAGCCTTAATAATGCATCTCTTACTACTAATATTGCCCGCTCTACAGATGTACCAAATAGTAGTGCGACGTATTCATTGCGCCTTGAAGTTAACACCAATGAGGCAACACTTCCAGCTGGTGGTATCTATGACATTCCTTATAGAATTGAAGGCTATGATATCATTGACTTAAATAATCGCAAGATGTTGTTGAGTTTTTACGTTAAAGGTAGTGTGACTGGAACATACTATATTATAGCTCAAAACAGCGGTGCTGATAGGCGCTTTGTTGCAAGCTACACAATAGACGTTGCTAACACATGGGAGAAAAAGCAAATACTTATTGATTCAATTGACTTCTCAGATGGAACATGGAGCCTAGATAATCAAACTGGTTTAACCATGACATGGGTTTTAGGTATGGGAAGCACTTTTACTGGTTCACCTGCTGTAGGTGTATGGGAGAACGGTTCGTTCTTGATACCAGCAGATCAGACACAGTTAAACTCAACAGTTGCAGCTACGTTTCAATTATCGCAAGCGATGCTGACTGCCGTAGATGACAGCTTCGATGAGACCACAGATGTTCCTTTTCATCGAGCAGGAAGAACATTCGGTGAAGAGTTGATATTTGCTCAAAGATACTACGAGAAGAGTTTAGACTTAGATACACCCCCTGGTACAGCAATACTTAGTGGGGGCGAAGCTAATGCCGCAACACAAACTGGTTCTGGCTCAGTAGCAGGAACAAAGCAACACTTTAAGATACTTAAGCGAGCGCTGGCGACAATTACCACATATAATGTTGCCGGTGATGCTGGGCAAATGGAGTGGTTTGGTGTAGCTACATCTAATGGTGATGGTATTTCAGTGATTTCCGAGGTGGTAGAAGATGGCTTTAGAATCACCACATCATCTGCGTCGGGTGGTGCTAGAGGTGATGCTAACACTTTTAGATATCACTGGACAGCCGACGCTGAGCTGTAATGGATTATAATAGGAAGCAATACACACCAATAATGCTGGTGGCACGCCGACTGATACAGGTAGACTGTGTGTGGCTGCCTTCGGTGAACTCGTCGACGAGAGTGACGAATAATGAGTATAATGGATCAGGAGAACTAACATGGACATAGTAATCGTAAACAAAGAGACCAAAGCTATTGTGGGTAGCTACCAAGATAGTGCACCTAATCAAGCTAAGTTCGGTGGACCTAACGGTGACTCGAGTCTAACTCAACACGTCGCTGTACCTAACGGTATGGATCCCATGTTTGTATCCTGTGATGAGAACTACACTATCACTGAAGACACTGAAGCTAAAGATGAAGCTAAATGGAACGAGATCCGTGGAAAACGAAACCAGATGTTAACGGCTTGCGACTGGACCCAGGTAGCAGATGCTCCACTTACGCAGAATGAGAAAGATCAGTGGGTTGCTTACAGACAAGCACTACGTGATCTTCCTCAAACATATGCAAATTGGGAAGACGTAGTTTGGCCAGATGAGCCAAGTGCGGAGTAATAGATGGTAGGAACACCTTCATTAAGCAGAAAAGACATTGGCACTGATATACTGGATTTTCCAGAGATGTACTATGTCAATAAGACCACTATTGGTGTTCGCTCACCAAGAAAAGCCGCTATGGCAGTTAATATCGGTGGAATTTTCTACGTTAATAATGCAGAATCTTTAATTGCTAGTCCTGCATCAATTTTAGACATTGGTATTATTGCAGCCGACAGCATTTACTATCTATATGCAGTTCCAAGTGGTAGTGAGTTTGCATTGGTGTGTAGTTTAGAACCGCCTACTTATGTAGGTGGTGGTGGTCCATCTGGACACGATAAGCATATATATATAGGCACATTCTTAACACATGATGCTGCAAGTCCTGTTGAGATAATAGGCTTTAGAAAGATGAAGGGTCACTATCTATTTACGCCAGAATTTGACTCTACTGAAGTTGGTTCACGATGGCAGGATAGTACAAGTATCTTGAATCTATATAGAGCTCAAGCAACTGGGACCTCAGTAACATTGCAGACTCTGAGTGGTTTTAGTGGAACAAAGTACCCAGTCACCCCAAGACTTATAAAAGTCAAATCAGCAGGCCTTGGACCAAACGGAAGACAAGTTGAGGCAAGTATTGTTTTGTCAACGGCGTCGGTTTCAAACTATGATGTAACTCTAAACCAATACGTTTCGCCTGCAAATACAGGGGTTGGTTGGACAGGTGAGCAGGAGACGGAGGCATGGTGTGATTTGAATAATCCAGCATTCACCTACAGTCTTCAAGAACGAGGTGAATCTGCTACGAGCACAACTGTTTTAGCAGGATATACAGAATTCAAAGAACCAGATGAGTGGTTTCAACTCTAATCCTTATCTTTGTGCTTCTTCTTTCTTGAATACTTAGTCTTATCTTTGAAGATCTTAGTGGGAGGTGGCATAACACCACGAGTCATCTTACCTAACTTGATATAATAACTTAAACACTCCAAGCACTGAGTCTTAGGTGCTCGCTTCCCAGTATACTTGGGATGCTTACTACATCTATTCATAGTCATCAAGAAGTAGTCGACCTACATCGATGTACTCTTCCTCGTCACAGTCAGGATTAAGCCTAATATGGTACTTCGACCAGTATATGCGAACTCCGATTGGATGTAACTGCTTCCAGTCCTTGGTGTCGTTCCACTCTACAAGTGCCTTCGCATACGGATCGAAGGACTTCAGACGGTGCTTGAGCATGTTACATTCCCGCTCCATACCCACGTAGAAATCGATCTCGTTCTGTGCTTCGGAAGTAAGTAGATCTAGGTTATTAAGAAACTTAAGCACTTCCTGCACGTGGGTGGCATCTTGCTGTGAACCATCACGCAGTTCTTTTCGGCGCTTAGCCTTCTCGTCAATAAGATTCATGACTTCCTTCATGGCATCTTTCTTGTTCATGTATCTATTATACTTTTCGCATGTTGCTAAGGAAGAGCTTAGCAAGACCATCGTGACCTAGTCTCTGCAGCATATCGTTCCAATCTACACCCGTCTCGCCGGTGAGCGAGTAATGTGTGGCCGAACCGAAGTCTACAAACTTCTTGAGACCCTTTAGTCCTGGCTCGTCGGAGTCGAAGGCGATGATGGTTTTGATTCCTCGGTCTTTGAGTTCTTTGATCTGTTCACGATGGTGTTTCGTAGCGCCAGAGCCAGAACAAGCGCAGACCCTCCAGGGATTACGAGAGACACCACCATATACTTGATTAAGTGCCTGTTGAAGCGCAATTGCGTTGAATGCTCCCTCAGTGACGACCATGCTCTTGACATCTGTGACAAATTCATTCTGTGCCCATCCGTAAAATATCAATCCCAGTCTAGTTCCAGGAATGGTGTCCATCTTCTGAAAGCTACCGTCTTCTAGCGGTCGTGGATTTATAAACCTAGTCTGTGCTCCGACGAACGTGTTGCCGAAGTAGTATGGGAATACTATTCCCTTCCTGTCTGTGTCGTAGTACATGTCGCCTTCAAGTTTAAGACCGCGAGACTTAATGTATTCTACTCCAGCTTTAGCTCTAGGGTCAGATAAGGTTACGTACCACTGTGGAAAATCCATCTTAGTAACTTCATTAGGCTTGGCTTCTTGAAACTCGAACTGACCGTTCTTTAGGAACTCGTTCATTGGGATGCCAGCTTCCCAGCAGTAGGAGCGAAGACTGTAGCCACGCTGGCACTTACCTTGGCACCAGACCCAGATGTCTCCGGTCTCTTGATCTAGATGCCAGTGGAGCGTGTTGTTGCGCCTCTTACATATCAGACACTTCTTAGTAGAGATTCCATCGTAGTCGTTATTCCTCATCTGGAACCTCGTTAAGATGTTTAAATCTATAGCCTTTAGCTTTACACCCTTTTCTAATAGATTGTGATATGTTTTGGTATGTGGTGCCTAGCTGCCGTGCAGCTAACTGTAGAGATGTATAAACCACCCCATCATCTCTTACCACGGGTCGCATCAATGCCCGTGCGCGCTTCTGTTTAGTATCAGTAGATTGCTTCTTATTAAACATTGGATTTTTATTACCCATCTTACATAAGCTCATTCGCTTTATAACATCTTTGGACCTTTTTATTCCACGTAATTTATTACTTATTTTTTGTCTTGCTGCGTCAGATTGCGTGTGTCCCAATCTAGCGTTGTCGGTTTCTTTAGAAATATTGTATCCAAATTTAGGTAGATAGGTCTTATATAAGTTAATGTAATATAGTTCTCTAGCATAAACCAATTCATTGTCGCAAACTTCTAAAACTTCAAAGATAAAATTATGGGATTTATATTTTCCCCAACTACGCTGTAATAGTATAGAACTATGTCGTTGTCTTCTTAAGGTTGATCTGTGTGCACAAAATCTATCATAAAAATTACGACACGTTGAACCTATATATCGCTTACCATTAACTACATTTGTTATGCTGTAGATACCAGCACTGGTTTTAAGATTTATCTGGATCATCTTCCTTCTCTTCTGCTATCTTACCCTGTAAACGATCTAATTTTTTTTCTGCAATATCTCTCTTAAATTCTTCAGTTAACTTCACGTAGCGCCCATTTTCAAACCCACATACTATTTTTTGACCTGCAAACCCAAATCTATCTTTATGAATTAGCCATGCTGATGTGCGCTCTTCGAAGTTCGGAACTACCTCTATAACAACGGTAGATGGTTCATATATATCAGCACAGTGCTTGATCCTAGAGTCTAGATCTTTGTTGGCTCTCTTACCTATCGAGTGAAGCTGAGCGAATACAACTACAGGAGCATTAGACTTCTTTATGTACTGACCTAACCAGATCCTAAAATCATTGAGGACATCATATGTCTTGGCCTGTGGCTTCTCTACACTGAACTTAATAAGCTGATAATAGTCAATAAGAATACAAGAATAGTCGGCATCAACAACGGCGTTAAGTGCACTCTTTACTCCCTCTACTTTAGTAGTTAGACCACCTTTGTAGTTTACATCTAGGACCTTGATCTTCTGTGCTATAAAAGGGAACAGCTTAGCAACTTCTGCCTGCTTGTCGAGCGGCATGCGACCCTTCTTGTAGTCGTTGAAACTCAGCCCTAACTCTAGACATCCGATCCTAAACAAGACATCTTGCTTCGATTCCTCGTTCGCTATAACTAGAACCTTCTTGTCTTGCTTCCACAGTGGATATGAGATGTTGGCTGCTATGGTTGACTTACCATTACCAGAGTACGCACATATTAGATATAGGTTCTCTCGTGTAAACGGGATGACTGTTGTGAGCGGATCGTTGATAAACGTTATCTTCTCACGGATCATGCGGTTGTAGTTGGCCATGTCCGTGAACATCTCTCGCATGGACTCTCTATCGCCGAAGTTATCTACTTCATCAAGAGATACATCTAATTCTGCTATGTCTGCAGTCGTAGCCTGACCGTTCTTCTTTAGAATTGAATCGATCTGTTCTGGAGTTAGCTTATTCCCCATCGCTACCTCCTAGATCATCTTTCATTATGTCGTTAATCTTATCCTGTAGAGCGTCTGTGTCTATGGTAGGAAACGAATCCGCATACCGTCTCTGCTTCATGTATTCCTGCGCAGACATGGTTCCGTATTTCTTTTCTTCCTTGTTCTCATTTTCTCCTTCTACACGATAGAACGCGTAGAAGGCCTTAGTAGCCTCGTCAGTGATCAGCCTCTTCCATCCGTCTAAGAAGTCGTCAAAAGATATATTAGGATCGCGTCTGGTGTTCTTGTACGTGAACTTAGCGACTGACTTAGTTGGGAAGTGATGTCCTATTGCTTCTTTGAGTAGTCCATGCGCTGCATCAAACGGGATGTTGGCATCAGACATACTCTCGAACAGCTCTTCGAAATTATTAGCTAGATTGTCCTTAGCCCTGTTCTTTTGAGGTAGCTCAGCTACCCATCTCTCTAGAATGAGGCGTGCTCTTTTACCGTCCGTCATGAGTTCCCTCCAGACACTCGACAGCAACGGTTTCTTCTCTATTGTTCTTTAGATTAGTGATCTTGATCTTAGCTGAGTTGTTGACTTTATCTATGAAAAGAAGCTCTAACTTATACTCGTCGTTGATGACGAACGGATTCTTCTTGCCCAGCCAATACCACATCGAATCCTTGATCTTATTTGCAAAACTCATGCAACCTCCAAACAAACGGTTTCATATTTCAATTATACAATCAAAAATTAATCTTCGTCGACCACATACATGTATGCTCGTATAACAACATACACAACAACGAAAGTCACAAACCACTGCAGGAAGCTGATGTCAGTAATCCTATCTACGTCGTAGATAGCCATGACTATCTCTTTAACTATGTCAGCTAGACTCGTGATTATATTCATACATGCTCGCTAGTATCCGAATTATACCAGTACAATATAACGGTGGAAGCGGTAGTTACCAACAACATTACTATCATCAAGAATGTAACTGATCAAGTTAGGTCAGATCTACGTCAATTGCTCTCTTACAAAGATAAGTCAAAGCAGTACCAGATAAGTAGGATGTCTCGCAATCCATTCCAGAAGAACTCTCCATATCTTAAACAGTTGATGAAGGAAGCACAGGGATCTCTTCTATATGAGAAGAGTGACAGCGATATGGTAGTAATACCTTCTTCACTCTGCCACCTAATAGAGAATATGGGGATCAAGATAGATGATCGCAGAGAAGAGACCGGTAAGGTTGTTCCTCTGCCCTGGAAGAACAAGCCGCACGATCTACGTGACTATCAGTCCGAAGCAGTGTCACTGATGGAGAACAACTGG